GCGCCTGTTCCTGCACTACGCAAATCTTCGACTCAAGAAAGCTGCCTAATGCCCCCACGCAGAACCATATCCATCGTCCGCAAGAAGCTCGGCCGTGAAAAAGCGGACGGGATGACCATGGGCGACGGCAAGGTCTACATCGATCCCCGCCAATCCGGCGCGGACGAGTTGGACACGGTTCTGCATGAGCTGATGCACCATGTCTGCCCGGACATGAGCGAAGAAGCAGTCGCCGAGAAGTCCGCCACGATGGCGAGGTCGATGTGGAAAGATAAATGGAGGCGCGTCCACGAATGACCGCCGCCGGCTTCATCCTCATCGGCCTCGCCGCCGGCATGCTCATCGGTGCCCTAGCCGCCTACGGATTCATGTTCGTATGGGCCATTAAGTGCGGCAAGGAGGACGAAGAGCAATGAGCGCCGGCAAGGGCGACACCCCGCGCGCGGTAAATGGGACGCTCTTTCGCCGCAACTGGGACGGAATTTTTATGACTAAACCTAAACAGTATCCCGAATGGATATGCAACCAGTGCGGCCGTTTGCACGGCAAGCGCCCCGAGGGCAACGCCGCGGCGACCTACCACATCGGACGGTGCGGCGTGTGCGGCACTGGGGGCATCGAGGTTACCGAATGCCGGGACTTTGGGCACCTGCGGGAAGGATGGGACAAATGACCAGCGCCGTCCTCATCGCCCTCGTTGGCCTCATGTATTTCGCCGTCGCCGTAGACCAAGCCCTCATCCAGCACAACGCATGGAACGGCCTTATCTGGCTCGGCTATGCCCTAGCCCAAATCGGCTTGTGGCATGTGACCGTTCAACCCTGACTTTATGGAAAAATATAAAACTATGACGCCCGAGATTGAGGCAATCGACAACGAGATCATGCGTCTCAAGGGTCTGCGCGCGACGATGGTCGCCAAGTCGGCGAAGAAAAAGGCCGACGCTCTGTGTGCTGAGATGGCAGCGAAGAAGGCGCGCCGATGACTTTATCTGACGGCATCAAACGCTCTGCAGCGGCCTGTTATGTGGTGTGGCGGCCGAGAGCAAGTGGTGTGAGCGAGCGGAGGGGCCTGCAGCCAACCTCCGCGCCGTCATGCTTTAGATGATCCATGAATTTCAGCGCATCGTCCCGGTGGAGACGCCGGTCGGCTACGGCAGCCTGCTCTACGTTGAGTCCGGCGGGCCGCTGTCGAACGACATTTTCGCCGTTGTCCTCGAGGACGGCGGCAAGATCCGGCACTTCCGGTCGGATCAAGTGACAGTTTTAGAAAACCCGACGATGGACATCGTTGGGAGGCAGATTTAGGACGCCGAGACGGCTAAACAACAGCTCGGGGGAGCTGGCCCGGCGCAGGGCACCGGCTCGGCGTCCTAATATTAGCTCAGGGGAAAGGAGCGTTGCGGAGACAACGCAGAGGAATGGAACAAAACGCACATCAGTCGCGCTTTCAGCCGACCCCGCATCCGGTGATGCAGGTTGATTATGACTATCTCGCTTCATTAGGGGCCGAGGAGGGCTGGGCATACCTCAAAAAGCGCGAGGAATTGATCGCACGCGAGGCCAATGATCCCTTCCGCCACGGTTTCATCCCCCCGGTGTGGCGCCGCGCGTCCGAATTGCTGGAAAAACACCGCGAGTTGCTTGTCATGGGCGGAAACAGGTCGGGCAAGACCGAATGGGCCGCGAAGGAGGTCATTAAGACCATGTATTCCAAGCCCGGAGCCGTCGTCTGGTGCTTTCAGACCACCGCGCCCAACTCTATTGAGTTGCAGCAGCCCAGAATCTGGAAGTACATGCCGCCGGAGTGGCGTAACGCCCGCAAGGGACAGGTCACCAACATCACCTACAGCGTCAAGGGCGGCTTCACCGAGGCCAAGTTCGTTGCGCCCAACCAAGCGGTCTGCATCTTCCGCAATTACGCCCAAGATCCGTCCACGATTGAGGGCGGCGAGATCGATGCGTGCTGGTGCGATGAGTTGGTGCCGCTTGATGTCTTGGAAACCCTCCGGTTCCGCCTCGTTGACCGCAACGGCAAGCTCGCCGTGACCTTTACGCCGGTGCAGGGCTGGTCGCCCACGGTCGCCGACTACTTGAACGGCTCCAAGAACGTCCAAGAGATCGACGCCGAGCTTCTCCCGCGAAAAGACGCAGACGGCAAGGTCATCGGTCATGAGCAAGTGCCCATTGAGCAGATCAACCCCAAGGGTCGCCCGGTCCTCTACTTTCACACGCAGTCAAATCCCTGGGCCGGATGGTCCCGCATGAAGCGCGAGCTTCAGAGCGAGACCCGGGAGAAAATCCTCACGCGCGCGTACGGTGTGCCAACCAAAGCCATCGCCGGCCGCTTCCCGCTGTTTAATCCCAAGGTGCACGTCATTCGGTACGCTGATGTCCCGGCTGGCACCCGCTACCACTGGGTCGATCCGGCGTCCGGCAAGAATTGGTTCATGCTTTGGACCGTCTTTGACGCCGCGGGCCGCACCATCGTCTACCGCGAATGGCCAAGTCAGACCGAATACATCGAAGGCGTCGGCTACGCCGGTGAGTGGGCTCTGCCAGACGGCAAGCGTATGGACGGCCGCCCCGGTCCCGCCATGCAGGACTTCGGCTTTGGCTTGGAGCGCTACAAGGACGAGATCCTGCGCGTTGAAGACGGCGAGCCCATCTTTGAGCGGTGGATGGACAGCCGCTATGGCCATTCCAAGACGCTTGGCAAGGAAGCACCGACCACACTCATCGACGAAATGGCGTCCCTCGACATGTTCTTCACCGCCACGCCGGGCGACAGCATCGATGAGGGCGTTGGTATGATCAACGATGCCCTGTCATACAACCCCGAGCAGCCGGTGGACGCCCGCAACCAGCCACGGCTCTACATTAGCGAAAACTGCAAGAACACGATCTATGCGCTGCAGACCTATACCGGAGCTGACGGCAAGAAGGCGCCGACCAAAGATCCAATCGACGTGCTCCGGTATATTTGCCTCTCCGACGCCATGTTCATCGACGGAGGTTCCATGAAGTCCCGCGGAGGTGGCAGCTACTAATGACTACACTCTTCCGGGGCCAAGTTCCACCGCCAGACGACTGGAAGTGTGCCCCAGGCGGCCACCCGCTGTGCCAGGTCTGTGAAAAGCCCCTGACGCCGAAGTGGCTCCGCGACCCGCAACTCGGGCCGTGCTGCATTGACTGCGCACCATTTGTGGTCAGCGCCGACAAGCTCCTGCGCGGCATACGAATCACACGATAACCAAAAACTATGCACCTAACCATTAGTACACGCCGTGTACATGTCCTAAGCGACATGTACAAAAACCCCGAAGATTTCGACACGTCCGCCGCGCTCGCATTCCCGCGGGAGCAGGCGCCGGCCGCGTGGCTGGCCGTCATGCTCGCGCTGCAGGACCGCATCGCCGATGCCTCTCTGCTGGTCTCAAACATGGCCACAGCAAAAGACCCGGGACTGCTCGCCCACGCTGCCGGCCAGCTCAACGCCTTGCAGGAATTGTGGGATGACCTTGAGCAGCGCAGAGCTGAGGCGGCGAAGCTCTAAAAACTCACCACTTTTTGTGACGCCATCAGCATAAAAATTACGCCATTGCGGCAAATGTCCGGGAGAATTGCCGCAATCAGAATAAGTGCTGGACAAAAGAACAGCTGTCTGCCATACTCTCTGCCATCGAATACGGAGTGCCCCGATGGGGCTGTGGTTTGTTTTATTCGGTCGGTCTTGGTGACGCTTCACCCTGGTACCTACTTGGAGGGTTAAACCCATGGCGGAAGAAACAGCAGCCCCGGCTGCAGGAGAAGGATCGGAACTAATGAGCATGTTGCTCGAGGAAGTCGGCGGAAAACCGTTCGTCCCTGAGCCGCAAGAAACGCCCAGTTCTGAGGAGATCATTGACAGTTCTGACGAAACTGAGGAGCCCGAGGCGCAAGCCGAAGCCTCCTCCGAAGATGTCGCAGAGGAAGCCAAGGACGACGAGTCCGAGGACGAGGAGCCCGAGGCGGCCGCACCGGACAAAATCCAGCGCCGCATCGACAAGCTAACGGCCCAGAAAAAGGAGGCACTTGAAAAAGCGCAGTCCTTGGAGTCGGAAGCCACGCAGGCCAAGACGCGCCTCGCCGAGTTGGAAGCCCAGCTCAACGAGTCCGCAAGGCCGGTCCTCTCGCCCACAGCCGAAAATCCCCTCGCCGATGTGGACACTACGGAAGCCCTTGATGCAAAAATCAAGTCTGCCCAGGAAGTCCGCCGGTGGGCTTTGAAGAATACGGACGGCGCCACGGTCAAAAGACCGGACGGCTCGGAAGTCTACCTAGATTCCGACCAAGTGAAGGACTACCTGATCAAGGCCGATGACGTTCTGACCATTCACGCCCCGCAGCGCCAGCAATGGCTCTCGCAGCGTCAGCCGGCCATCGCGGCCGCAAAGGACGTGTTCCCGGACATCTTCAAAAAGGGCACCGACATGCACACCGCCTACATGGCGACGGTCAAGCAGGCACCGGAGCTTTTGAAGCTCCCGCAGCATGAGTACTGGGTCGGTTTGGCCCTCTACGGCGAGCAGCAGCTCATGGCCAACCAGAAAGCGCAGGCCGCCAAGGCCACCGCAGCAAAGAAAGTTTCGTCAGCGAAGTCAGATCCCAAGACCCCTACTCCCGCAAACCCGGTCAGCTCCGCAAAGTCTTCCACCAAAGGCACAGTCCGCAGGGACGTGCGAGACAGAGTTATGTCAGGCAGCGCCGGTCTCGATGACCTGGAAGCATTCATGTCAGACAAGCTCTTCAGCTAGAGAAAAACCTTAAAACCAAGA